TCTGAAGCGACATGTTTATTGTGCGCTGAGTCTTAGCGGTAATACCAATGTAGTACTCCAATCCAATTTGGATCATGTACACAATATGGGTTCTGTCAGTGCGTTTCTTTCTCATCATGCATGTATTATAGCATTTCGGGCATTATTGGTCAACCAAAATGTAGTACTAAAAAAGTACTACATTTTGTGTACTACTTGAGTATTACTGATCAGTAAGTCAAACTGTTGATGAACTGTTGCATGTTGCCATGTAGCATAGCCATCATGGCTTCACGACTGCCAAACAAGACTATTTTATTGTGTTTGCGATTGTGTACAAGATAGTAGGGACAATTGAGATGATGATCCAAGGTCAGCATATTCTTGGGTGTGAACAATTTTGCATCTAACTCAAACTCGTAACTGTGTAATTCTAATTCAGTGCCGAATACTTGATATCCTTGATGAGTCAATCGTAACCCACCATCTTCGCGAATGTTCTGCCACCATGTGCGCATGGCATCATCAACACTGGGTTGATCCAAACAATGTGTCACAAGTTCTTGAGTGAGAGTGAGCTTATTGAGCATCGGGGTATATTTTTGCCCCTTGCGTGAGTAGCACAACTGAAAATTTTTCAGTTTTGAATTGTGTGTTGAGTTTACGTGCTAGATTGATAGCATGCCCTGGATTGCTGAACGATACCTTTTTGTATTTAGGTCCTGGAGATTGTGTCAACAAATTAGAAATTTTTAAGTTTATGGGTTTGGTATCATAAAATACTGCCCACACTCCGTCAGAAGCCAAAACTTGTTCGGTCTTGTATGTGGTTTTATTGGTAATTTCTGTTAATACGTTGGGTTTGGGACGACTCATACCATTACTTCCTGTGCTTTATTTATCTCAAAATATAGGTAGTTTTAGAATGCTCCGCCGCCAACTTCTACAGTTATAACTTCTTCTATTTTGGTGTGTACCAGTTGTTCACGTAGAGCGTGAAGTTCCAGCAATAACCTTGTGATATCAGCGTGTAAATCATTGGCATCATTCATGGTCATAATGAATTCTTTGGAGCCTCTGGCTTCAAACCCACGCACACGGTCAACAAATTTTTGTAAATGCATACTCATAAGTTATTTTGCTTTCATCGCAAATAAGGTTTTAAATCAGGTGGTGTCCAACCATCTGGTTTTAATACCTTGCCATCTTCACGTTTGCGGACTTTACCGGTGTCCGAATCAATTTTGGCAAAGTTGGTGCGCATGACTTCTTTCCAAGCGCCCTCAGCGTCTGCGCCCATTGAATGTATAGCACCAACAGTCACAACCAAGATGTCAATCAAGGCGTCAAGATCATCTACAGGATCCATAGACGCTTTGAGTTCATCCACTTCTTCCATGATCAATTTGAGATACAAGTGATATTGGTCAGTGTTTTTTTCGCCCACAGTTTGATCGCAGGCTTGCATGAATTTTTCTTGATCACGAAACGGATTGGTCATGTGCTTCCTTTTGAGTATGATACGGTCCTTGATAAGGGTACCGTTGTAGTACAATCAATTTGGGTGATTGTACAGTTTTCCAATGTCGGCCTTTGCGTACATTGTACCAGCCGGCAGCAAACCAACTTTTGCTCTTGGCTGTTTTAGTGTATATTGGCAAGTGTTGAGGTACATCCCACATGGGATTGTGTAAACGACCCACTATGGGATACCCATGAACCAAGTTTGTTTGAATAGGTGCCTTGCCAGTGGTAACTGCCGGCACAAATTCAATGTTGCTTTGACGTGCTACCATCTTTATGGTTTTAAACTGTGATACTTGGTTGTTGATCTTGACCTGGTAACCGTCGGCACAGGCTTCAATGTTGCCAACCTTGCGATCACCGTCTTTCAAAATCCAAAACTGTTTGTCAATTACGGGTTTGGCTATTATCATCTAATTCTCCTTTGTATGTTTGATTCAACCAACGGCCTATGGCATCTGCATAGTCGCTGAGTTTGGTAAGTTCGTACTTGCCACAGAACCGTAAAAAGTGCGCACCTACCATGCCTACGTCTCTATGACTGATCTGCTCACGTATGGCCGCATCTACTACAGCCTTGATTGCATCGGGCTGTGCAGTAAGATCAATTAGTACACGATTGCGTTCATAGTCATCTAACACCTTGTGCTCTGCGGCTTCATGATCAGACCAACGTTGTAACATGAGATTGTTCCACGCATAGCCTTTTCGATCACGATCTTCAAATGCTTCTGTCAGTCCCACCTGGTTCTTTGTACCTTTCACACGCACACCGGGATAGGCCGAGAACACATTGTCGCCAGGATCACCACGCATGCACTTCAAGAACAACACCCAGTTCTGATAGTCAACAGGAGGTACAAAGTTGGCATCGGCTTTGCCAACCTTGATCTTGCTGTTACTCTCAATTGTAAATGCCAAGTTTTTGCCTTTTGCGTCTGTAACACCTGTGGTACTGAACAAGTGATCGTTGATGCCATTGTACAATTTTACATTGGGTGCAATCAACTGCACAAAGTCAGAATCTGAACTAACAATAACGTGTTCGTCTTTGGGGTGTAAAGTGATCCAACGTGCAATGATGTCATCTGCTTCTGCTGTGGCACAACGGATCACACTACAGTTGGTTCGTGTAGACAAGTATTTAGTCAGCTCATCATACGTTTCCCAAAACATTTTATCTTCTTCTGCTTCTGACTCGCTCATTTGCCCACGTGCCACTGCACGATTGGCTTTGTAGGGTTTGTAATGATCTTTGCGCCAGCTGCGTCCCTCTAGTGCGAATACCACATGATCGGCACCAAGATCACGTGCTACCTTGTTTGCACTCATCAATGTTAAGTGTAGGGCAAAGCCCAACTTGGTCCATGTGTCTGCGGCACGATGAGCCTGGTGCCGAGCACGGAAAAACATGTTACTGGTGTCAATCAACAAATATCGCATAATTTTACCGGGTTATGTCAGTTAATACTTTGTGGCTTTCTGCGGCCACAACACGTCTACGTAAACTTGAACTGGAGAATGAATGGTCTCGGCCATTGAACACAATTTCAATACCACGTTTGTAGCATTCCTCGTCACCGGAGAATTGTTTACCTTCGTATTCTACCCCTAGTATACGTATATCTAGAGGTAGAATCAACAATAGGTCAACAAGATCTTGTTCAGTTTGATACACCACAACTTCATCCACATAACGACAAGCCGCAAGTTGAATTTGCCGTTCCACAATGCTTTGCACAGGTTTATTTTTGGTGTCGGGTCTGTCAATTGTGGGATCAGTTTGCAAGCCACAGATCAAGTAATCACAATGATTTTTGGATTCGCTTAACATGGCAATGTGTCCAGCATGTAACATGTCAAAGGTACTGAATGTGATGCCAATGCGTTTGCCTTCGGCTTTGAGTTGTTTGATGTGATTGAATATCATAAAGTTATTGTAACACAACTTCAATTAAAAGTCAAACAAATTTGTTGGATATAATGTAGTTGGTCATGAAACGGGCAAAGGCAGCATGGCCATCTTGACCAAAATGCCAAGAATTTGGTGATACTGTGTCTATGTTTTTTGCTCGAATTATTGCATCATAAGTTTGAGAACGGTCATATGGACCAATATAATTTGCGCCCCAGTTTTGGCGATCAGCAATTTTACCAAAATCATTGTTGCCGTTGAAGAATATATGCTTTATGTTCTGACCAGTTAATTCTTGATGGAACTGCCAAATTTCATCATGAGCCTGTTGAGTTTTGGATTTCCAGTCAACATCAGCCACAAATTGTTTATAACGTTGTGCAAATTCTTGAGGAACATGATCTGCACCACTGGCGCCAATTTGCAGATATTGGGTTTGGTACAACCATTCTTCGCGTTCCCAGGTGCTCCATTGTATTATGACCAATTGGTCTGGATGATTGTGTCCTGCACCAGACAACCATTCACGTGTGGTTCTAATAATTCTAGCATTAGAACTGGCACTTTCGGCATCACAACGAAAAGCTGATCGCAGTGTCAAACTCAGCAGTTTGCCCCAACTGACCTGTAAATTTTCTGGATGTGGTGCACGGCCAAGATAAAACAACTGCTGATCATCTTCGGCAAATGCATGGTTGTTCACTGCTTCGGCTGCCGCGGTATGGCTATCACCGTTGACATACAGCATCATGACACTTCTG